CAGGAACCATCTTGGCTGCTGGCACTGGTCTTTCTCTGACCTCATATACATGCTCAGTTTGCGCTTCAAATGTTATGATATTATTTTTCATTATCTTCCTTTACATGTGTAACCCAATAGTATTTACACGTTGAGCAGCATGGAACATTATATGGACTAAATGTTGCTGGCTGAAACTGTGCATAATATAGTGGATCCTTATTAAATAAATTTGCTTTATGAGTAGTTACAACACGCATCATTGTATGCTCATTAGTTAACCAGTCTGGCATTCCTGATCCCCAAGAATCTCCCACTTTAGTAAAAAGTGCTTGTATATTTGCTTCGTTTTTATCTGTCTTGATACCTCTAAGTCTAGCCTCATGTATCATTGCTTTAATGTAAATATGCAAAGTTTTCTCAAAACCACGCCACATTTTTACGGCTGGATGATTACGCCATCCACCAGTAGGAGATTGACCCGATAAAACATTGAGTATTTGATAGCCTTCTAAAATCTGTTTATTAAGACGCTTAGAGTCTAACATTTGAGCACAGGTAATAAAATTACTAGACGGTAAAAAAGTTTGCATGATTCTAATATACCATTACTGCTTGGATTTGTCAATAGGAAATGTAGTTGTACATACAATGCATACTTTATAACTTAATCCTGTAAAAGGGCAAGATCCAGCATCTGCTAAATTATGACCCTTTATTTTACATTTAAAATAATTTATAAAATGTTTAATCATTTAATTACCTCTCTAGTAACTAGCACAATTGCCCCTTCCATTTCTAAAGCCTTCTTTACCATTGATACATACTTGACTGCATCTAACTTTTCATCATGAGTCATTCGTATAAATGATCTCTCATCTAATTTTATCGTAATGAATGTCTCATTGTCAATAAGACTTACCCCAAAGTTTTTAGGAGCGGGTATAGAATGAAATGCCATACGCATTTTATCTGTATACATTATTGCTCCATTGTTAGTGCTTGCCAGGTATAAGACCAATCTTTTTTAGTCTTATGATTATTAAATTCTTTAGAGATTTCTCCGCCCTCTAAATATATTCCACCCCAAATTCCCCACTCTTTGCCAGATACGCCTACTGCAAAACATTTATTAGCAACTGGACATGTTCTACAAAGAGAGTCTACAAATTCTCTTGTTTCAGTTTGTTCTTCGTAAATATCAAAGAATACATTAGTATCGGATCCTAGACAAAGAGCATCGTCTTTCCACAGATGCTGTTTCATATCTATCCCCTATACTTATTTGGAATATCCCATCCATTGCGGTTAACTGGATAAATGCGCTGAAGGTACCAGACTCCATTTACTCTAACCCCATTGACGGCAGTACGTGCAGCATCTGATCTTTTACGATCTGCTACATCCCAACCAATCCAAGAAAGATTATTGTTACGAGCAACAATCTTTTCCATTTTTTCTAAATTTGTTACTATCATATTTCCCCCTAGTATCTAAAAATTCCAACTTCAATGTTTTTTAGTTCTGCTTCTGCAACAAGTTTAGAAACTGGTTGTTTTGGTTTACTTAAGAATGCAAAATAATTAACATAAGTCATATTTTCATAAACCCATTGAATAGGAACTTTATAGTATTTAATTCTTTTTCCTCTTGCCTTCATGCCACGTTCTGAAAGGTTACAGAATTCTGAGACCATAGAATTAATTCTTGCAGGTCCAGCGGAGTAGATAAAGAAGTCTTGATCATCTTCTTTCATGCTTGACATAGCAACGCCCATAGCACGAATGAAGACATTATAATCATTAAAGTCACTCGTTCCCTGTACTACTACTATCATCTCTCTTCTTTCCCTTACCTAAATTATCCAATATAAAAAGCATTTTGTCAATATCTTTTTTAGACATATCTGCAGTGTCAACTGGCTTCACACTTTCTGGAATTATGTTTCCATATTGTGTTTCAGCCACATAAAAGATATTATCTTTAACCCAGTATGCCTTGTCCTCTATAACAATTATTTTTACCATATGTGCTTCTACATGTTTTCTAGACTGTGAAACCACTTCTGGTTTTTTATATAGATTTTTAGGCATAAAATGTTTTGTTCTCTCATGTATAGATGTTTGGCTATACGTGATACGACCAATATTTTTCATGCTTTTTCTTGTGCTAAGTTTAATTATAGCCAAAGACAATACAAAAGTCAAGCCTATGGCTAAAATGTATTCCATCTTATTTCCTACTATTAAGATTTAGTTTTTGTTATTTTTGTTGCAGGCACTGGTTCTGCTTGGCTGATCATAAGTTTATTAAACCTGATCTGTGTTTGTAGCAATTGAAATTCTGTATCAGATGCTTTCTGACGATAAAAATTAACTAATTGCTTTAGTTCCTCTACCCCAAGTTCTTCCATGACTTACCCCCTTTTTGGACTAAATGCGCTACCTTCCCAGACTTTCTGAGACTTTTTCTTTTCACGCTCTACAATTGCACGAGACCAAGAGAATCCTGCGTCTCCACCCCATGCATCCCACATAATTCTTCCATTAGATGGATTACTATTATTATAGAAGTCTTTTCCTTTTTTGTCAACTTCATGACGAGAAAAGAAAGAATACATGCGCTTAACTGTATCTAATGATAATGCACGACCAGCGACAATATCTGTTGCACGACCCCAACCTACTGGAGTTCCCGCACCTGTTGCTTTACCTTCTTCTTTCCAGCGCAAAGCACGACGTGCTGCTGCTTTCATACCAGAAGTTGGTGTGTATGTTTCTGCTTTGTACATATCTGAAGGCTGAATAATTTTACTTTTCATTTTTCTTATACTCTCCATATTTACCAAGAATTGATTTAACTGTTCCATTCTTATTAAGTCTAACAATCATGCCATTTTTAATTTGAATGGGGTTAAAAGGATGTTTTGTTTTATATTTGCCAGAAGACATTATTTTACAAATGGATTTAGATCAAAAATTGATCCAGACCAATCTCCCATACCCTTTGTTGCTTTATTACGCCAATCTTCAGGAAGCATATCCATTGCATTTAGTGCACGTGCACGACGAATAATATGTGCTCTTGCAGCACCATAATCTTTTGCACGTCCAACAGAACGAATTGCATTCATAAGATCTGCACGATTTCCAATTGGGAAAGAACCATCAGGCATTGCTGTTCCAGCCTCTGCCATTCTTTCACGTTGTCCTCCAGAGAATTCTCTCTTGTCCATGTCAACTCCTTTGTATGTACCACCACGACGTTTGTATTCTTGAACTACCCAGCCATTTGCAACTGCAGAAGGATAAACGTCAAATTTATCTTTTGCTGCTTGCACAACTGAAGCATATAGTCTTGGATTTGCTGGTGTTGAACCACTTCTGCGTGGCTTAATCATATCTTCATAGTTAGGTTTAGCAGCCAATTCTATATCTGCACTATCTTGTCTATCTAATTCAGCATCTTGATATGGTGCATTAGCCATCTGCGCTTTATTTACAGGCACACAGTTAGGAACCATTCTTCCATCTTTTTCTTTCATGCCTCTTTGCTCATATCCTACCCAACAGGCTTTTGTCATATTATCCCATTTATCTTCATCTTCATTGTCGGATTGATAAGATTTGCCAATTGAATTATCATAAGCATCCATTGAAGACTGCATTGTTTCTTCTGGAGAAGAACTTGAAGACATTTCTTCAACAACGTCTCTTGATACCATTAATGATTCAATTTTTACTACTTCAGATGCTCTGTGTGCATGAATATCTTCAGTTGCTTCCCAAGCACCGTCTTCTTCTTCAAAAATACGAATAGATAATACTGGATCTTCTGGCGTTGCTTCCATTGCATATTCTGAACCTGTTAGTCCATAAGTACCTTCAGTCATTACAAACTCTACTTGACCAACTTTAATTTCATCTTCTTCGCAAAGAAACATAACATAATCACCTTCAGTGACCATTGCTTTTTCTACACCATTTATAAATTTTTTAGCCGTACTTGCCCAAATAGCACGAGCCTGTGCTTGAGCCTTAGCCTTAGTTGGATGGCATCCATGTACTGTGCCGTCAGCACTTACAGTTGGAAATCCTGCACAACCATAAGATCCTTTTTTACCAGCACGGTACCCGCCTGCTGGCTTTCCTTTACCACCTACTGGCATATAATCCTCCTAGATATACATAGATTATATCAGAAGTTTCGCCTCTTCATGAGGCGCTTCATTTCATCCAAAGCCCAGCGGTGATCCTGAGATAATTTAGCCACTTCATTTTTATCAAATGCTTTATCTGTTAGGGTAACTATAGGCTCATCAGATAACAAATCTACATTTACAAACCCTTTTTCCCACATAGTCATTATCTCAGAATTAACGTGGTTTAAATGCTCCCTATATAATTCTGGCATTATGTCCTTTATTTTAGGAGTAAATCCATACAGAAGTTCTCCTGTTGTTGAATCTACCCCAACAACTTCAAGAGCCTTATTTAAGATAAGATAGTCTATAGCATTTTGATCTTCTGGTATCATATTTTTCCCATCAGGATTGAATATCAGTTTCAGTATTTTTTTCATAATTAATTAGATCCACCAACTGCTCTCTTGTTTTTCCACCTATTTCTCTTTTTATTTCTATTCCATCATCAAATAAAATAAAAGTTGGAACAGATTTAATGTTAAAATTTGCTACAAGTTCTGGATTATAATCTACATCTATAATTTGAAAACCAGCAACTGTTTGATCACGATTTAACTCTTCAACAATTGGTCTTGTACGCTTGCATGGTTGGCACCATTCGGCGGTAAAATAATAAATCGTTTTCATTTTCCAGACTTTGCTCTAGCCTTTTTAAGTACATCAAAGTCTTTAATTTTTGTTTCGCCAAGATATCCCCAAGCATATCCATCATTAATCATCTTATTATTTAATGATTCAGACTCTCCGTTTACATATACCCAGCCAAGAATACGACCATACTTTTCAGATGAGTCCATCTTTTCTGTACGAATAACTACAGACTTTGCATCTTTTAAATGCTTCTTTAAATATTCTTTTGCTTCTAAACCTAAAGCCTTCTCTGCTTTGTCTGTTGTACGAGATTCTGGCGTATCAATACCAGCAAGTCTTACACGAGACGCAAACATAATATCAAACCCTAAATAAATAATAACGTCAATGGTGTCTCCATCAACAACATTTTTTACTTCTCTTACAAAATACTCATACATTAGTTAGCACTTCCTATCAGTCTATTTTCTATCAATCGTTCACGCTCATCTATAATTTCAAGCATAAAAGCCATCATCTTGGTATAAGAGTTTGGATCATTCATAATTTTTTCATAATGATGACCACAAAAAAGAAGATCACCAGTAGAACCTTTGACTTGAACATATGCCTGTGCCCCACATCTATCACAGCGATCTATAGCCTTTAAAATATATTCTTTTGGCTTTACACTTGGATGATCTTCTACTATGTTTGTCATAATTTGATTATACATCTACTTTCTATTATCTGTTGAATAAAACCCTGAACCATTAAATAAAACGCCAGGAGATGACCACTGTCTTTGCATTGTATTTCCACAGCAAACTGGTTCTCTATCTTCACCAAAACCACGCTGAAATTCAATGCTAGAAGAACACTGCAAACACTTATAATCGTATACTGGCATAACTTAAGTATACCTTATGCTGTCTTA